TAGTTATTATTTTTTCTTTAGCAACGTTAATCAGTTCTTCAACTGCTTTGTGCCCAGCTTGGATTATAAGCTTCTTCGTTTCCTTGATATTCATATTTAATTGTAATAAATTTAGTATACACTCTATACAACAGCTCACCATCAATAACAAACTCATAGTTAGATATTGGTGTAAAACCTACTAAATCATTTACTTTAAAAGTACCATCAGTATATTTTATAATACCAATATTTTCTTGTGTTTCGCTATTAGCGTATTTATCTTTGTTTTTTATAGGTTTAATCCAACAAAAGCCTTTTGGTGTATGCCACTTCCAAAATCTTTTATATAAAAATATTTGATCTGGCTGTACTATATAAGTGTTTTCGTTAAAATAGCTTTTACTATTTTTTTCAATACCATGTTGATTATGCCAACGTCTAAAAACATTATGATGTAATATAACATCATCATTTATTTCTATATTTGTATCGCCAACTATAGGTACTGATAATACTTTTGCTCTTCTGTTAACGTATTGATGGTTGAAGATTTCAGTGTTAATAATTAACTCTTTGTCTCCAACCTTCTTTACGTTATTATATCTTTTACCTATAGGCGTTACAACAAAGCTGTAAACGCTTTTCATTAGTATTCTAGATTATATTCAACTGATACCGCCATGTTTTTGTTAAAGTCTTTCCAAGGTAAAACATCTTTATTTTTTTTAATATATATAGAAAACTTATCATCTTCTTCTATTATATCACAAATAGTATGACCACCGTACACTTCTTGACCAACAGCGTAATGCATTGCATCGTTTTTATAATCTTTTCCTACACTAATCTTTCTTATTAGCTTCGCCATCTTCTTCGTATTTTATTGTACCATCTTGTATATTTACATTGACAGTTCCGTATTGTTCTTTAAGCTCATCTTGAACAGCCTTTAACGCGTCGTCAGTTATAGACGCTTGATGCAGTATTTTATGCTTTGCAGTTTCAAGTCTACCTATTTCCATGTTAAACTGATTTATATTAGAAATTATTGATTGTATTTTTTCTAATTGTTCATCAGTTATTTTTTGTGGTTTAAGATCCACAGCCTTTTCTTTTTTTGCCATTTTATTTAATTTAAGTTAATATTTAATTTATAGTCCGTGTTTAGACGTTAAGTAATTGTTTAAATCACTTATTTCTGATGATGATAAACCTTTGTCAAAAAACAACACTTCAAACATTATACCATCAAAAAAATTTCCTGTACCAGCTTGTGATCCTAAAACATTTATATCAAAACCGTTTGGGTTTTCTCCAGCCGCTTCGTTAGTCGAGTTATCACTATCAATAGTAACTTCGCTACCATTTTTAAAAACACTAAATCTATTACTAGCACCAGCACTTCTATTTACTAATATCAATTGTTTTTGATTACCAAAAGTTCCTGAAGGACAAACTATTTCAGTAGTTATAACTCCAGGATCATTTGTTTTAACAAGAAATGTTTGACCATCTTTAATTTGTATATGATCGTTTGCGTCTTTAGAAAATATAAAGTTGTTACTAGATGACTCTGTGTCCATAACAATAGCTACACAAAAACCTTGATTTTGAGCAATTGTTATTGTACTAGCTAAATCATAGTGATCACTTTCACCTTCTTCAAAATCTAAACCACCACCAGATACAGTAGCTTGATTACCATCAGTAGATTGTGATGCGTGGTTAGCGTTACCAGATGAATCGTTCCATGCATCAGCCGATACCTCAACTCCGTTTTGAAGCCATAATGCTAAGTTGCTTATATCAGTTGGTAAAAAAGATATATAGCCACCACTTGTAATACTTAATCCTAAACCAAGTCCCATTATATAGCTGCTGCTCTAGCTCTTTCGTGATAATCAAATCTTGGAGCTACATAAACTATACAAGAACCACTATGTAATTCTACGTAATCATACATACCATATATAGTTACACCTTTAGGAAATGTTGTTCCACTAGCATCTAAAACAACAAGATCACTATCATTGTCACCTTGATTTGTTACAGCGCCCCAGTCAGTATCTAACGTTTGTGTATCTTCGTTTGAAGCATAGTGAGTTTTACCTAAACCAAGCTGAACGCCTGCATCAAGAATACCTAAACCACTACCACCAAATATAACGTCAGAAAGCATTGTTATAGCGCAAACATAATATTTAGCAGTTGAACCTGTTAAGTCCAATATAGCACCATCACCTTCTAAAAACGTTGAGCCGTGTTGTCCAAAGCCATAAGCTACTTCTGTTGAATTTTGTCCCATAATTTTATTTTTTTACTTTTTCTAGTGATCTACCGCCAAAGTAAGCACCGATCACAGTTATTAATACTAATTGCAAAAGATCTACGTAAGAGTCTTTTACATCAAATTTTATAAAGCCAGCATCTATAAATACTAATAACACTGTGCTTACTACTAAGAACACTAGAACTAGTGGTCTTATATTCTTGCTTAACCATGAATCACTGTTCATATCAAGCTTCCACCTTTCAGTTACTTGCTTTTGCATTTCAGCTTCGTAACCCATTATCATATCTTTTATTTTAGCTTGTGCAGCTAATTTTTCTTCTTTTGTTGTAGTTAAGTTATCTAATACTCCACCTACATTTTTTACAAGTTCTCCAGCGCCTGCTGAAAATACTTTACTTAATATACTCATAATTTACTTTTTAATATCCACCACCGCCACCACCGCTACTAGTTGTAGTAGTTGTTGTCATAGAAGCTTGAGTAGCTTGTCTAACTTGTATAGGATTTAAAGGTGCTTGTACACCAGCAGCAACAGCTTGTGTTATTTCTGCATGGTTAGTACCACCCATATAACCTAATTGTCCTAAAAGTGTATGCGTGTGATAACCAGTTAAACCATATTGCTGTCCCCAAAGCTCTGCTTCTCTTATAGTTGTGAATAGTGGTATATTATCTATATTACCTATTAAACTCATTTATTACCATTATTTGCGTCATTTTCCCAAGGAAAGTCACTATCACCAGCTTCTTTAGCTACACCATCAACAATAATCATATCTTTACCGTTAATATCTTTTCTTTCGTAAGTAACGCCGTTAAACTTAACAAAGTCATCACCATAAGATAATTTACCAGTTTTCATATCAGTAGCATGTCTCATCTCGTGGTTTATAACTTCTTTTTCTTCTTTACTACCAGGAACTATTTTATCACTAATAAATATAGTACCGTCCATGTTTGCTTCACCCATTATACCTGGTGCCAAAGGTTTTCTAATAACAGGTGTACCAGGCACAGATGCATCACTACCAGCTTCTTGACCAAACCTTAGTTTAGTTCTTAAACTACCGTTTGTCATATAATTTTTGTAACCTTTACCTAGTTTAAATCCCATTATCTATCAATATCTTTTATCATATCATCTATAGCTTTGTTATAAACTTTATCTGTATATGATTTGTTATTAAAAAAAGTACTACGCTCAGATATAGGTAAATCTTCTTCACCTAGTAATACTCTGTATATTCTACTTATAAG